AACACTGATCGCGGGCTAACTGCATTAGTAATCGGTGATACTCCGTTTAGATTAAAGCCGACTGGAACTGCACTAGCAGAGTGGGGAACAAACGCTGCTCTTGCATACGACAACGGTGACCAGGGCGCAGTAAGTTACGATGAATATATGGCAATGTTCTATCCAAGTGGATATACAAACGATAACAATGGCAATTATATTGTTGTTCCGCCTAGTCATATGATGCTTCGCACTATTGCTAACAGCGACGCGAAGAGCTATCAGTGGTTCGCTCCTGCAGGAACACGCCGTGGCGGTGTCGATAACGCAACATCAGTAGGTTATATCGAAAATGGCGAGTTTAAGACAGTCGCTTTACACGAAGGTCTACGCGATGTTATGTATCAAACAGCAAAGATTAACCCTATTGCAACATTCCCAGGTGTTGGAATCGTTAACTTTGGTAACTTGACTCGTGCAAGAAATGCAAGTGCATTAGACAGAATTAACGTTGCAAGACTTGTTTGCCATCTACGCAGACAACTTGATATTTTAGCTCGTCCGTTCTTGTTTGAGCCAAATGATAGAATTACTCGCAACGAAATTAAAGCCGCTGCAGAAAGTCTTCTATTAGAATTAGTTGGACAGCGTGCACTATACGACTTTATTGTTGTATGTGACGAGTCAAACAACACACCGTCCAGAATCGATCGTAACGAACTATGGATGGATATCGCAATTGAACCAGTTAAAGCAGTGGAATTTATTTACATTCCGCTACGTTTAAAGAATACTGGCGATATCAAAGCTGGGCTTTAATTTAAAGGAATAAGGAGCACTTAAATGGCAATTTCAAGTTTAAGCAAATTAGGTGTTCCCCTTCAGGGGAACCAAAGTGCGAGCAACCAAGGTTTATTAATGCCGAAGCTACAATATCGCTTTCGTGTATTATTTGAAAACTTCGGTGTTAGCAAACCAACAACAGAACTAACAAAGCAGGTTATGACTGCTACTCGGCCGAGTCCGGAATTTACCGATGTGGTTATTGATGTTTACAACAGTCAAATTCACTACGCCGGTAAACCAAAGTGGAGTCCGATTAGTGTTGTTCTTCGCGACGATGCAACAGGTGCAGTTAGCAAACTTGTTGGCGAACAGATTCAGAAGCAATTTGACTTCTATGAGCAAGCGTCTGCGTCGTCAGGTATCGATTATAAGTTCGTAACTAAGATCGAAATTCTCGATGGTGGTAACGGAGCTTTTGAGCCGATTATTTTAGAAACGTTCGAGCTCTACGGTTGCTATATTCAGAAATCTGATTACAAAGGCGGCGACTACAAAGCCAGTGAACCGATGGATATTACACTAAGCATCGTTTACGATAATGCCATCCAGGTTAACGAAGCCGGTCAAGCAGTTGGCATTGGTGCAAACGTTGGTCGTACTACTCGTACTCTTGCAACAGGTTAACTTATATAACTCTAAAAAGGGCGTAGAAATACGCCCTTTTTTAATGGCTAAATAATAATATGTCAAACTCTTTTGTAAACTTTCTTAATGGCGCAGTAGCAGGATCCGGAAATCTTCGAGATTATCAGCACGCGGCGCGACTTTATGTAGATAACTTTTACGAGTTAGCTCCTAAAGCAGGGTGGATGTATTACGTAGTGGTGTATGTTAATCCGGACATTGTATCAACAATTACTGATAATCAAAGAAAAACACAGTTCCAGTCGTGGTTAACGCGACATCGAGGAGTTGTTGGGTTGCTAGCAAAGACTGTTGATCTCCCGAGATTTACTGTACAAACAGAAACACTAAACCAGTATAACAAAAAAACTATTGTTCAGAAGCAAATAAATTATACCCCAGTAGCAATAAGCTTTCACGACGATATGGCAAACGCTACGACGGATTTGTGGAAATACTACTACCAATATTACTACGCAGACAGTCTTGATTCGTCAAAGCTTTCGGTACCAGCTTCAATAGTTCCTAAGTATAAAGAATCAAAATACGTCGAAACAAACAACCGTTACGGTCTAAATAACTCGCAATCTATACCGTTTTTTACGTCAATAGACATTTACCAGTTATACAAGCAAAAGTTTACCTCTTTTAAATTAGTTAATCCTATCATTAAAGAATGGGCGCACGACGGCATGGATCAAAGCCAAGGCGGAAAACTAATGTCGAGTAGAATGACAGTAGAATACGAAACAGTAATTTACGGAACTCCTACAAAAACAAGAGAACTTCCTCCCGGAATGACAGACACGCACTATGATCGAACTCCAAGTCCGTTAAGCATCGGCGGTCAAGGAACAGTCAGTGTGTTAGGTGAAGGCGGTGTACTTGCCGGCGCAAGCGATATCTTTGGCGACTTAATGGACCCTAATAAAATGTCCAACCCTTTGGATATTTTAAATACAGCTATCAAAGGAGCTAATCTTGCAAGAAACATTAAAAAAGTTTCAAAAGAAGGAATTAAAGAAGAAGCATACAGCATCTTAAATAGCACAATGAGAAATATTGGATCCAGCGACGCTGGTGTTATAAATCCCGTCGGCACAGTAACAAAAGTGTCAACTAATGATCGCATTCGTGGTGGGCTAAATCAAACAGTCGCAGGTGCTACGCAAGTAATAAATCCTGTAGGAATTAATTTATTCACAGGAAATAATACCGGAATGACTGGTACCACACAAGCAACTCCAAGAAAGCCGTAATATATGTATAATAATGTTCCTTTAAAAAAGACAGCATTAAGTTCAGACCTGACAGTAAAGGTATTTGATCAATACTATCAGGTACCGGTTGATCTAAATAACAATGAATTAATTGCAATGACCGGCTTTTTTGAAAAACGAGGGTTCGACAGAGATTCTGCAGAATCGACAGCTTTAGTTATTTTGCAACAGGCAAAAAAAGACAACTACAGTGCAATGCAAATAATGGATACGCTCGATGGTATTAGCAATGTCGAAATAAGCGGGTTAGTTGCAGAAATCTTAAATTTTAATAGATTTAAATCGAGTTTAATAGGAATCTCGCAGTTAGTATCACCGGCCGAAGAAGTCACAAGGCAAATTATCGACACCATGCCTCCAAACACAAAATCAACGGTCGTTGAAATTATTACAACACCACCGGCTCCGGAACCGACCTATTCAATATTGGTTCCAAATCATACTATTAATGGCGGCACTCTTGCAGAATTTATAATAGTAACCGAAAACGTGCCGAGTGGAACTACAGTATATTGGGAGATTCCTGGTCCAATTGGTACATCTGTCGAGTTCCTTGGCGGTGTTTTGTCAAGACCGATTGTGCTAGAAAGTAACAATACACTGATTACGTGGCCAACACCCATGTTCAAGGTAGCCGACGTTGATTCGATAAGTTTAACTTTAAGAATAGATTCCTCTGAGGGAGAAATAGTTGCCGTAAGCGACAATATATCAATTGTTTATCAGAATAACGGCGGAGGACCTCCTATTTTATCATGAGTATGAAATTTAGCCAAGGATCGTATAAAATTAAAAATCCCGAGAAGTATATAGGACTTGGATCTCCAAGATACCGGTCGTCTTGGGAGTTTTCCGTTATGAAAATGTGTGACGAAAATCCTGCTATTAAACAATGGGCAAGCGAAAGTGTAAAAATTCCTTACAAAGATCCGTTAACCGGAAAAGCAACAATATACGTACCTGATTTTTTAGTGATATTTGTTGATAAAAATAACAACAAAAGAGCCGAACTATGGGAAATAAAACCGGTTAATCAGACGTTTAAGGAATCAGTAGGACGTAACCCTTATAATCAGGCGCAATACGTAAAGAATATGGTAAAATGGGCAGCGGCGAGAGCTTGGTGCCAACAGAACAATGTAACATTTAGAATCATCACAGAGAAAGAACTTTGGGGAACGCCGAAAAGGCGATAAATATAAGGTTAAAATTAAAGGAACCGTATGTTTTTAGATAACAAATATACTCGCTGGTACAATAATATCATATCATCGGCAATCGCCAGATCTCCCAAGAATGATTATTTTGAAAAACATCATATTATTCCAAAATCCCTCGGCGGTTCAAATAAGGTATCAAATATAGTAAAATTAACAGCTCGAGAGCATTTTGTATGCCATTTGCTGTTAACTAAAATGCTATCAGGAAAAGAGAAGGCAAAAATGGTATTTGCTCTATCAATGCTAGTTAAGATTAAAAATATTGGGAAGAATTGTCGATATACTCCTTCTAGCAGGTTATACGAATATTCTAAACAAATATTTAAACAGGAATTAATGGATTTTTGGACCGAAGAGAAAAGAAAAAGCCACTCGGAGAAGATTAAGAAAGCAACGCTCGGGAAGAAAAAAACAGATGCTCACAGAGCTGCTCTTAAAAATAGATCCTGGTCCGACCGAGCAATTCAAACACGGCTTGATAATTGTTTAAAGAATGCACAGGCG